ATTACTAAAAATAATGAGGTTTTGCCATGGAAAGACTTTAACAAGAACATGGCTATTGCAGTTGAATATAATTTAGAATATTAATGCACGGTTGGGATAGTTTTATAGTGTCACCTATTAGATCAAGATACGACAACACTAAGAAAGTTGGCGATAAAGAACTAATATTAAACACTGAGATATTTACTCATAAGAACGTAAGCAATAACGCTATAGTTGTTGGTTTGCCAAAGAATAAAAAAACTGATATACAAGTTGGTGATGAAGTTATCATACACCATAATGTATTTAGAAGATGGCATGATGTTAGAGGCAAAGAACAGAACAGTAGAAGCTTTTTTACTGAAGACAAATACTTTGTCGGTGACGATCAGTTATACATATATAAACATAACGAAGAATGGAAATCACTAGATGACTATTGCTTTGTAAAACCTATAGCTAACGATGATATGTTTTCTTTAGAAAAAGAAAAACCATTAGTTGGTATAGTTAAATACTCTAATGATATTTTAGAAAGCGTAGGTATAAAAGTAGGAGATAAGGTAGGGTTTATACCTAATAGTGAGTTTGAGTTTATTATAGATGGCGAGCGTGTTTATAGAGTAAGAACAAAAGTAATTACAATTAAATATGAACACGAAGGAGAAGAAAGAGAGTATAATCCAAGCTGGGTATAAAGCAGTCGAAGAGCTAATTAAAGTAGCACAAGAAAAGATCATTACAAATACTGAAGATGATGTTTCTGCCGATAGACTTAAGAACGCTGCTGCTACAAAAAAACTAGCTATATTCGATGCCTTTGAAATATTAAATCGTATTGAAAACGAAAAAGCTGTTTTAGAAAACAAACCTGTAGAAGATAAATCTGTCGCGTTTAGCGGCTTTGCTGAAAGGAGGAGTAAGTAATGTATCAGCAGAGTTTGTATAAAATAGTTGACGATCATGTACCTATTAATTCAATAAAAAGATTAAATAAAGCTAAACGCTGGGAATACGGCTACAACAAAGAACACGATATTGTTGTAATAAGTAAGACTGGTAAGATAGGTGAAATATACGAAATACAAAACCTAAAAATAGCTTTACCACCAATAAATAACGCTCATAAGTTTAAAAGTGATAAATGGGAGGTGACTCCTTATCCTAAGGAACTCAATAGAGTGAAAACTATATTTGACTGGAAAGAACTACCAAACGAATTTAAAAACGAATATATAGATTACATTGAAACAGAATTTAAAAAAAGAGAAGAAGGTTTTTGGTTTTACAACAATGGTAAGCCTACTTATATTACTGGTACTCACTATATGTACCTTCAATGGTCAAAGATTGATGTCGGTAACCCAGACTTTAGGGAAGCCAATAGATTATTTTATATATTCTGGGAAGCATGCAAAGCAGACAAAAGGTCTTATGGAATGTGCTATCTTAAAAATCGTCGATCAGGATTCTCATTTATGGCGTCAGGAGAAACTGTTAATCAAGCAACTATTAGTTCAGATGCACGATTCGGAATACTGTCCAAATCTGGACCAGACGCCAAGAAAATGTTTACAGATAAAGTTGTACCAATATCAGTCAATTATCCATTCTTTTTTAAACCAATACAGGACGGGATGGACCGACCAAAGACCGAGCTTGCGTACAGAGTCCCCGCTTCTAAACTTACAAGACGGAACATTACTAGCACCAACAAACCCGAGGAACTCGATGGACTGGATACAACCATAGATTGGAAGAATACTGGTGATAACAGCTATGATGGTGAAAAATTAAGATTATTAGTACACGACGAGAGTGGCAAATGGGACAAACCAAACAACATACTTAATAACTGGCGAGTTACAAAAACTTGTCTTAGACTAGGTAGTAGAGTTATTGGTAAATGTATGATGGGATCCACTAGTAACGCGTTAGATAAAGGTGGTAACGAATTTAAAAAACTCTACTATGATTCAGATGTTACAAAACGAAACAGAAACGGACAGACAAATTCGGGCCTCTATTCTTTGTTCATACCTATGGAATGGAACTACGAGGGATTCATTGATTCTTATGGACTACCTGTGTTCGAAACACCTAAACAAGAGGTTGTTGACCCACATGGAGATATAATAGATGTTGGCGTACTTAGCCATTGGCAAAACGAGGCAGAAGGCTTAAAATCAGATCAAGACGCTTTAAACGAGTTTTATAGACAGTTTCCTAGAACTGAAGAACATGCTTTCAGAGATGAAACTAAAAATAGTATATTTAATTTAACCAAAATATACGAGCAGATAGATTACAACGAAGAAACTGTTGATCTTAATGTCGGTAACTTTCAATGGTTAAATGGAGTAAAAGACACTAAAGTAATGTTTTTACCAAACCAAAAAGGTAGATTCAAAGTGAACTGGGTGCCACCGATACATATTCAAAACAAAATGGTGTTGAAGAACGGTGTAAAACACCCTGGAAACGAGCACATAGGAGCGTTTGGGTGTGACTCTTACGATATATCCGGCACAGTAGATGGTAGAGGTTCTAAAGGTTCTTTACATGGACTTACAAAGTTTAGTATGGAAGACGCGCCAGCAAATGAGTTCTTTTTAGAATATATAGCAAGGCCTCAGACAGCTGAAATCTTTTTTGAAGACGTTTTAATGGCGTTAGTTTTTTATGGAATGCCACTACTCGCAGAGAATAACAAGCCAAGATTACTTTATTATTTAAAAAGAAGAGGCTACAGAGGATTTTCAATGAATAGACCTGATAAAGTATGGAACAAACTATCTGTTGCTGAAAGAGAAGTTGGTGGAATGCCAAACTCAAGTGAAGATATAAAGCAAGCTCATGCAGCTGCAATAGAAATGTATATCAACGATCACGTTGGCGAAACAAGCCAAGGATTTGGTTCTATGCCTTTTAACGAAACGTTAAATGATTGGGCTAAGTTTGATATAACAAGAAGAACTAAGTTTGACGCTACAATAAGCTCTGGTCTAGCTATAATGGCTTGCAACAGGCATTTGTATTCACCAAGACAAAATATAGAGAAACAAAAAATTAACTTAACTATAGCCAGGTATAAAAATAAAGGCTACAATTCAAAACTAATAGAAAGATAATATGGCTGAGTCAGTTACATCACATTATTTTCCTAGTCAAGTTGTTAGTGATATAGAGAAAAGCTCGAAAGAGTATGGACTTAAAATAGGTAAAGCTATTGAGTACGAGTGGTTCAAAAGAGACACTGGTACAAATAGGTTTGCAAGTAATCAAAACAACTTTCATAAGCTACGCTTATACGCTAGAGGAGAACAAGCAATACAAAAGTACAAAGATGAGTTATCAATCAATGGTGACTTAAGCTATTTAAACTTAGACTGGAAGCCTATTCCTATTATACCTAAATTCGTTGATATAGTTGTTAACGGAATATCAGAAAGAACTTTCGATATAAAAGCATATTCACAAGATCCATATGGAGTTTCAAAAAGAACCCAGTATATGGAAAGCATACTTGCTGATATGAAAACAAGGGAATTGAATGATTTTGCTGAGCAAGAGTTTGGTGTTTCTATATCGTCCACTCCTCCAGAACAACTTCCAGATACCGAAGAAGAGTTACAGTTACACATGCAGCTAAATTATAAGCAGGCTGTAGAAATAGCGGAGGAACAAGCTATTAACACTATACTAGAAGGCAACAGGTACGAGCTAATAAAGAAAAGAGTTAACTACGATTTAACAGTGTTAGGTATTGGTGCCGTCAAAAATACTTTTACAAAATCCGAAGGAGTTAAAGTAGAGTATGTAGATCCAGCAAATATAGTTTATTCATACACTGAGTCGCCATACTTTGATGACATATATTACATAGGTGAAATTAAAACAGTGCCTATAAATGAGCTTAAAAAAGAGTTTCCAGATCTAACTAATGATGATTTGGAAAAAATGAGTAAGCAAGGCTATCAGTCTACTGGTTTTTATAATAGAAGTTTGGCTGAGTCTACTAACTTAGATAGAAACCAAGTTCAAGTCTTGTATTTCAACTTTAAGACTTTTGCTAACGAGGTATACAAAGTAAAAGAAACTTCTACAGGAGCTAGTAAAGTAATAATTAAAGACGATCAGTTTAATCCACCTAACGAATTATTAGAAGAAAGATTTGGTAAGATGTCTAGACAAATTGAAGTTCTTTACGAAGGAGCTTTAGTTTTAGGTACTAGTCAACTATTAAAATGGGAGCTAGCTAAAAACATGATGAGGCCTAAGAGTGATTATACTAAGGTCAAGATGAACTACTCAGTAGTAGCTCCTAGAATGTATAAAGGCAAAATCGAGTCATTAGTGAGTAGGATAACTACTTTTGCTGACATGATACAGCTTACGCATTTAAAGCTGCAGCAAGTAATGTCACGCATGATACCTGATGGTATATACTTGGACGCTGATGGCTTAGCTGAAATAGATTTAGGTAACGGAACAAACTATAACCCACAAGAGGCTTTAAACATGTTCTTCCAAACAGGTAGTATAATTGGTAGATCAATGACTGCTGATGGAGACATGAATCCAGGTAAAGTACCTATTCAGGAGATACAGAGCGGCTCAGGAGGAGCTAAACTAGCTTCACTGATACAAACATATAACTACTACCTACAAATGATAAGAGATGTCACCGGGTTGAACGAGGCGCGTGATGGTAGTACACCAGATAAAAATGCATTAGTAGGTATACAAAAAATGGCGGCAGCAAATTCAAACACTGCCACTAGGCATATACTACAAAGCGGCTTATTCTTAACAGCTGAGCTTGCAGAGTGTATATCTTTAAGAATATCTGATATTATAGAGTATTCTCCAACTAGAGACGCTTTTATACAAAAGATAGGTGGCCATAATGTGGCTACGCTAAAAGAGATGGGTGATTTGCACTTATATGATTTTGGTATATTTATAGAGCTAGCACCTGACGAAGAGCAAAAACAAATGCTTGAGAACAACATTCAAGTGGCACTATCTAGAAACGGAATAGAGTTAGAAGATGCTATTGATGTTAGAGAAATTAAAAATGTAAAGCTTGCAAATCAAGTATTGAAAATACGAAGAAAAAAGAAAGCAGAACAAGATCAACTTATACAGCAACAAAATATACAAGCTCAAGCGCAAGCAAATGCTCAAGCGCAACAGGTGGCTGCTCAAGCTGAAATGCAAAAAAATCAAGCAATGGCTCAAACTAACATGCAGGTAGAGCAAAGTAAGATGCAAATGGAAATGCAGAAAATGCAGCAAGAAGCTATGCTCAAGAAAGAGCTTATGAATCACGAGTTCCAGTTGAACATGCAGATTAAGCAGATGGAAACTGAAATATTAAAAGAGCGCGAAAAGCAAAAAGAAGATCGTAAAGATGAAAGAACTAAAATTCAAGCTACACAACAGTCTGAATTAATAGATCAAAGAAAAAAAGAAAGTCCACCTAAAAACTTCGAGTCATCGGGTAATGATATAATGGGTGGCGGTTTTGGATTGAATGCTTTTGATCCAAGATAACTACAATTGTACAATTTTATAATATTTTATTATGGCTAAAAAAAAGAAAGTCGAAGCGGTTGAAGAGATCGTTGACGTAAAACAAGAAGAGGTTGTTGAAGAAACACCTCAAGCAGAAGAACCTAAAGTAAAGAACGAAGTTCTTGAAGACGGTACAGTTAAAGTAGACTTAAGACAAAGCAACGAAGTTGAATCGAACGAAGATACTGATGTTGCCAAAGTTGAAATACCAGCGCCTGAAATAGAGGAACCTGTAGAAGAGATAGCAGAGCAAACTACGGAAGAACCTGTAGAAGATGCTGTTGAAGAAATTGCTTTAGAAGAAGTTACAGAGATAGCTGACAAGCTAGAAGAAAACATCGAAGAAGCTATTGAAAAAGCAGAAGAGCAAGGAACTCAACTTCCAGAAAACATTCAAAAAGTCATTGACTTTATGGACGAAACTGGAGGAACTTTAGAAGATTATGTTGAATTAAATAAAGATTACTCAAAAATGAGTGATAATGATTTACTAAAGGAGTACTTCAAGCAAACAAAACCTCACCTAACTGATGAAGAAAGATCTTTCGTAATGGAAGATTTATATTCGTATGATGAGGAGCTCGACGAAGAACGAGATATAAAAAGAAAGAAACTAGCATTAAAAGAGCAAGTTGCAAATGCTAAAAACCACCTAGACGGGTTAAAGTCTAAATACTATGATGAAATCAAAGCAGGCTCTAGATTAAACCCTGAGCAACAAAAAGCTATGGATTTCTTCAATCGATACAACAAAAATCAGACAGTAACTGAAGAGAACGCCAAGTTTTTTAAGAAAAAGACTAATGAAGTTTTCTCCAATGAATTCAAAGGTTTTGAATACAAGGTAGGAGATAAAAGATTTAGGCTTAATGTTAAAGATACAGATAGCGTAAAAAATAGCCAGATGGATATTGGAAATTTTGTAAATAAGTTTCTTAACAAAGAGACTAACAAAATGGAAGATGCTAAAGGTTATCACAAGTCTTTGTTTACTGCAATGAATCCAGATGTAGTAGCTAACCACTTCTACCAGCAAGGAAAAGCTGATGCACTTAAAGAGAGTATGTCAAACGCGAAGAATGTCGATATGTCGCCTAGAGGTACCTTATCAAGCGAAAGCTCTCCTAGCAACATGAAAGTTAGAGCTATTACTGGTGAATCATCTTCTGATTTTAAAATTAAAATTGGTCAAAACAGACCAGCAAACAGAATTACTTAAACTTTTAAAATTTAAAAAAACAAAATTATGGCTTTAGCAGGAACTGGTGCTGAGTTAAATCACATAACTCCGCGCCCAACAAAATCCCTATGGGGAGACAATTACCTTTCTTTTGACTCAGCGTCAGGAGGAGGAACATTTGCAGCTCAATTCTTACCAGAAATCTACGAGAAAGAAGTTGAAAGATACGGAAAACGTACAATCAACGGATTCTTAAGAATGGTTGGAGCTGAGATGCCTTTAGCTTCAGATCAAGTTATTTGGTCAGAGCAAGGAAGATTACACGTTGCATATGACGACGCTCTTTCAGGAGAAGCAGTAAACGTATTAGACGCAAGCGCTAACACTGTTACTGTTCCAAGTGGACACTTAATTAAAAACCACGACACTATTATCATTGCTCACGAAAGCAACACTGATAAAGTGTTAAAATGTATCGTTGTTGATAATGCTACAGCGGCTACAACTATCACTGTTGCACCTTACACTCAAGCTGCACTAGACACTGGTACTGTATTCGCTGATGGAGACAACGTTAAGTTATTTGTATATGGTACTGAGTACAAGAAAGGATCTTCAGGAATCACTGGTTCTATCGATGCTTCTTTCACTCAGTTCTCAAATCGACCAGTTATCATGCGTGACAGATACCAAGTTAATGGTTCTGATACTGCTCAAATCGGTTGGGTTGAAGTAACTACTGAGAATGGTGCTTCTGGATACTTATGGTACATGAAGTCTGAGCACGAAGCTCGTCTACGTTTTGAAGACCAAATCGAAATGATGATGGTTGAAGGTGAAAAAGCTGCTGCTACTTTCGCTGGAACTGGAAACTTCGCTATTCAAGGTACTGAAGGTTTATTCGCTGCTGTAACTTCAAGAGGTATCGTTTACAACGACACTGATTTTGATACAGTTAACACATCTGGTACAACTAACCAAGTAGCTGCGGGAGCACACACTGGTCTTGATACTTTTGACACTATATTGCAAGAGCTTGACAAGCAAGGTGCTATCGAGGAAAACATGATGTTCTTAAATAGAGCTACAACTCTAGAGATTGACAAAATGTTAGCTGCTCAAAACAACTACGGTGTTGGTGGTACTTCTTATGGAGTATTTAACAACTCTGAAGACATGGCTCTTAACTTAGGTTTCTCTGGTTTCAGACGAGGTTCTTACGACTTCTACAAGTCTGACTGGAAATACTTAAACGATGCTACTACTCGAGGATTAATCGGAGACATCGAAGGTATTATGGTGCCAGCTGGTACTTCTACCGTTTACGATCAGTCTTTAGGTAAGAACATCTCTAGACCTTTCTTGCACGTTCGTTACCGAGCTTCTGAAGCTGATGACCGAAGAATGAAATCTTGGATTACTGGATCTGTAGGTGGAAACTTCACGTCTGACGCAGACGAGATGGTAGTAAACTTCTTGTCAGAAAGATGTCTATGTGTACAAGCTGCGAACAACTTCGTATTGTTCAAATCATAACAACAATTAATGTAAATAATTACCCTCGTTTTAATAACGGGGGTAATATTTACTCTTTAAAACTTTTAAATTATATTATATCATGGAATTTACAAAACCCAAAGATTGGGAAATCAAAGATAGAGTTTATATACTCAAAGAAGGAATGTCACCAGTAGCTGCAACTATAGCTTCTAGACATTCAAGAAGAAAACCATTAATGTGGTTTGATGAAAAAAAAGGTTATCAAAGAGAGCTTAGGTACGCCACTAATCATCCATCTCCATTTGTAGATGAACAAAAAGGCACAGCTACATTGGGTCATATTGTTTTTAGAAATGGACAGCTGACTGTATCTAAAGAAAATCAAGCGTTGCAATTGCTACTTTCAGTTTATCACCCAAGACTAAACTCACTTTACAAAGAGTTTGCTCCTGAAAAGATAGCTGATAATCAAGTTGATTGGATAGAGCTAGAAATAGCGGCACTAAACTTAGCGCAAAGCTTAGATGTTGATGCAGCAGAAGCTATACTAAGAGTAGAGCAAGGCTCTAAAGTGTCTAAGATGAGTTCTAAGGAAATAAAAAGAGATTTACTAGTGTATGCTAGAAATAATCCTCAAGCTTTCATAGAATTAGCCGAAGACGATAATGTTCAACTAAGAAACATTGGAGTTAAAGCCGTCGAGGCAAACATTATAAAACTAGCTGACAACAACAGGGTGTTTAAGTGGGCTAGTAACGGTAGAAAATTATTTACCGTACCATTTGAAGAACAACCCTACTCTGCATTAGCCGCGTGGTTTAAAACAGACGAAGGTGTTGAAGTATTCAATGCTATTGAAAAGAAACTAAATTAATAGTCACTTATAGGATGTGGTCATCTGTATAGGTGGCCACAAACTATATAAAAAGAAATTATGGCAGTAAATATAAATACAGTTTATCTAAGAGTTTTAGCTATAGCTAATAAAGAGCAAAGAGGCTATATAACTCCGCAAGAATTTAACACACTTGCTAATCAAGCTCAATTAGATATATTCGAGCAGTATTTTTATGATCTTAATCAGTTTTTAAGATTACCAGGTAATGATACTATTCATTCTGATGCTGTTGACATGCTCGAAGAAAAAATAGGTATATTCGAAGTGTACAACTCGCCTATAGGCAGCGGAACACTTTCAGAGCTTAATGTACATAAGCTTGGCGCTGTATATCATCAAGAAACTATAAATGGTGTTCAAACCAAAGTAGAGGCTGAAAAGCTAAATCCTAATGAATTAAGGTATTATATAAATTCACCACTAACTGCTCCAACAGTTAAAAGACCTGTATTCATAGTTCAACAAGATCAAATCACCGTTCTTCCGGCGGATGCAGATAATTTAAGCATGAATTATATTAAAAAACCAGCAGATGTTTACTGGGGTTATACTATAATTAATGATGAAGCTTTATATAATCCATCTACATCTATTAATTTCCAACTGCATGCTTCTGAAGAAACTGAGTTGGTTTTAAAAATATTATCTCTAGCTGGAGTAGTTATAAGAGATCCGCAGCTGTATCAAATAGCAGCTACAGAAGACGCTAAAAATATTCAACAAGAAAAACAATAAAAAATGGCATTATTTAAGGGAACACAGCAACAATACTACGATAATAGTAAGACGTTTACAGGTAATGGATCTACCACTGCTTATGTATTAGGCTTTAGCCCTGCGCCAGCTTTAGAATCAGACATAGAAGTATTCGTTAATGGTATAGAGCAAAATAGCAACACATATGTTTATTCGTCAGGAACACTTACTTTTAACACTGCGCCAGCCAACGGTGCTTTAATATTAGTAAGACAGTTAAACAACGAAAATCAGCTAGGCAACTATCAATATATCAGCATAGATGATTTAGCAAACAACTTTAGAGTCGCTTACGTAGGCGAAGGCAAAATAATATCTAAGATAAAAATACCAGACATAAACTTCCATATACAGAGAGCAATACAAGAGTTTAGCTACGATACATTGAAGTCCGAGAAGTCTCAAGAATTAGAACTACCACCATCTTTAAAAATAAAGCTACCGCATGACTATGTTAACTACGTACAATTTTCTTGGAAAGATGCAGCTGGTGTAGAAAGAATAATATATCCAGCTAGAAAAACTAGCAATCCAACTGCAATACTTCAAGACGCAGATTATAAGTACATTTTTGACAACGATAACACTTTGTTAAAGTCTTTTGAGTCTGAAACATGGAAAGATTTTAAAGCCAACTCTAATAACGATAACACAGTAGAAAATGTTAGTGGTCCAGATGTTGATGCTACGCTTGCAGAAGGCAGAAGATATGGCTTAACGCCTGAGCATGCTCAATTTAATGGCTTATTTTTTATAGACAACACTAGAGGCTACGTGTTCTTTAGTTCTGATTTAAACGGCAAGATCATAACTATAAAATATATAAGCGATAACTTGGGTACAGAAGATGAGATTAAAGTGCATAAGTTTGCAGAAGAAGCTATTTACAAATATGTTGCACATGCTATATTAGCCGCTAGAGTAAACACTCCAGAATATGTAGTAGCTAGATTTAAGAAAGAAAGAAGAGCTGCTATAAGACAGGCTAAATTAAGATTATCTAATCTGAAAATAGAAGAGATAAATCTTATAATGAAAAATAAATCTAAAATAATTAAACATTAATACATGCCAGAGTTAAAAAGAACATTCAGTGGAGGTAAAATGAATAAAGACCTCGACGAAAGATTAGTTCCTAATGGTCAATATAGAGACGCACTAAACGTTCAAGTTTCAACTTCAGAAGGATCTGATGTTGGATCGTTGCAAAATATACTAGGTAATAAATTACCTTACGGTAATAGTATTGCATCTAATTTAGGTGGTAATGCTTTTTGTGTTGGCGCTATAAGAAGGGATGAAACTGAATGTATATACTGGTTTGTTGAAAGTCAAACTAAAAGTTTAATTGTAGAATATAATCAAGAGACTAATAGTATAGAGCCAGTACTTGTAGATACTAACAGAATACTTAATTTTAGTAGAAATAATTTAATAACTGGAATAGAGATATTAGATGATTTTTTAATATGGACAGATAATAATACAGAGCCTAAGAGAATAAAAATTACTGATTGGAAAACATATACTAATAACACTTGGACTCACACACAAGTAAATGGAGCAGACTTTAAAGAAGAGCATTGTACTGTTATAAAAAAAGGTCCATTAAGCGCACCTAGATTAAAAATGGCTAACACGACTAGAGATGGCGCTATATCTGGTACTCTTTATAATAAATCTTTTACATATCTAGACACTGACACGGACAGCTGGGAACCAATGCCTACAGGAGAATATACAGATCAAAATGGTGATGGAACTGCTGACTCTGCTCTAAATCGTCCGCTACCTAATCCAGTCGATAGTGAAATAATAATATCTGGAACTACACCTGATTTTAGAGAAGGCGATAAAGTAAAGATAACACTTTTGACAGCCGATGAAAACGAAGCAGACGAAGACTCTGCGATAATAGCTTCTATAGTAGAAACTTATGAAGCTTATCCAAAAATATTCAAAATAAATATAGATTCTATAAGTGAAAACATAGAAGAAAATGTGCAGAACTGGAAAGTAGAGTTAATACAAAAACCAGCTTTGTTTGAAACTAAATTTGTTAGATTTGCTTATAGATATAAATATAAAGATGGCGAATACTCTACTATATCTCCATTTAGCGAAGTAGCTTTCGTAGGCGACGATTTTGATTACGATCCTAAAAAAGGATATAACTTAGGTATGGTTAATCAGCTTAGAAAGCTAGAAATAGTTAACTGGGCTTACGAAGTTCCTTTTGGTGTTACTGAAGTTGATATACTTTACAAAGATTCTGTCAGTAATAATATATATGTAGTAAAAAGTGTTAAAGCTACTGATCCCGAGTATTCTGAGTCATCAGCATATCCAGATTTTTACGAAGGAAGACTTGAAATAGATTCAGAGCTAATATATAAAGTAATACCTTCTAATCAAATACTTAGACCTTTCGATAATGTACCTAAAAAAGCTAAAGCTTTAGCGGTTTCAGGTAACAGATTATTATTCGGTAACTACATAGAAAACTACAATATAAAGGAGAATATCAATGATGTAAATGATATCTCTATTAAATTCGCTTTAGACGCTAGAAGCAACTCATCTACAGTTGGACAGCCTAGAAAATCTTTAAAATCTCAAAGAACATACCAGATAGGAGTTGTGTATAGAGACAAGTACGGAAGAGAAACGCCTGTATTGACAGATACTAGTGGATCAATAAAGCTAAATAAAGGTTTTGCACCTAATAGAAACTTTCTAACAGCTAGAATAAAAAGCCCTATACCTCACTGGGCAGAAACGTACAAGTATTATATAAAAGAAACTTCACAACCTTATTATAATCTAGCTATGGATAGGCATTATCCTGCTGAAGATGGTAACGTGTGGTTGTCATTTCCATCGTCTGAAAGAAATAAGGTACAAGAAGATACATTTATTATCCTAAAAAAGAAACACGACAAAGATGATTTTGTTGAAGAAGAAGCTAAATATAAAATACTAGCAATAGAAAACGAAGCACCTGACTTTATAAAAGAAGAAAATGTGTCTAAAGGCAAGCTTAATAGACAAAACGCTAGCGGCAGCGGTAATGGATCTATATTTGCTAGTAGTGGCGGTTGGCCAACTGAAGATGGTGGATACATAGATATAAAAGCTGCAGACTGGCAAACTATATATGGAGGTTCAGGAGATGAAAGAGCTACAGCTGTACCAGTGCATCAGCTAAATGATTTAACTTTAGTGTTGTCCGATGGCAGAAACGAGACTAAACATTACGAAATAGCTAACATACAGTATAAGCCTGAGTTGCAGCCTGCGGCTTACAGAGTAAATTTTGAAAAGAAACTAGAGTCGCAAGACGTTGCTTTTGTAGGTTTGTTTGATGCGAATGCTACTGATCTATCTATACAGATTTTTCAAAAAACAATAAAAAGAAAACCAGAGTTTCAAGGAAGATTTTTTGTTAAAATACAAAGAGATTCTACTCTAGAAAACGCTATACTTATAAAGCAAAACGACGAAGAATACAAAGTTGTAAATTCTCAGCCTATATATGGTATGCCTAGAAAAAACAACGATGGAAATTTTTGGGCAAAGACAGATAAAGGTAATTACCCTGGAATAAATCCTCCTGATAAAAATAAAGCAGTATTAAGCGCAGGTTGGTTTTTCTGTTACAACTTGTACCACGACGCTCAATGGGGAGGTGGACCTATGAAAGAAAATGGAAAAATATGGAGAGGTGGTAGAGCGGACAGACCATCTGACATGTGGAAAGCACCTGGATTTGGTGTTAATACTGGGTGGGATGTGATAGAAATAGCATTTCATTATTTTGGTGGTTTCGATGAGGGTGCGAGATGGGGAGTATGGAATCAATTTGGAACAGAAGAAACTAGAGCTCAAGCGTCTATGAAAAACGTGCTAGAGACTATAGGCATGAAATTTAGATTTACAGATGATCCTAAAAAAGACGAAAATATATACACTATAACTAATTGGAGTAGGACAAACATATTAGCTTATGACGACGCAAAGCTTAAAAAAAATAGAGGCAAAACCGCTACAGGCAGAATAGTTAAATGGACGCTGAAACTAGACAAGCCTATAGCGTGGTCACCCGCTGAAAACGGCCATACCTCTAAAGGAAGCTCTACAAACATGGAGTTTTTAAAAGATTTCTATTCAGAAGATACTTTTACATCTAGTAATCCAGCTATATGGGAGACAGAGCCTAAAGAAGTTGCAGAGTTAGACATATATTACGAAGCAGGTAGCGCTAGAGGTAAAACTGGCCATGGCGTGCTAAATACGTTGTCGTATTCAAATTGTTTTACTTTTGGTAACGGTGTTGAATCAGATAGAATTAGAGATGATTTTAATGCACCTATTATAGGTAAAGGTGTTAGAGCGTCTACGGTTTTAGAAGATCAATATAAAGAAGTAAATAAAAAATCAGATATTATATATTCTGGTATTTATAACTCAACATCTGGCGTAAATAATCTAAACCAATTCATACAAGCGGAGCAAATAACAAAAGCTATAAACCCTTCATACGGAGCAATACAGCTAATGGAGTTTAGGTTAGGTGATCTAGATGTTTACTTAGAAGACAATGTAGTCAAGGTGCTAGCAGATAGAGACGCTTTGTTTAATGCAGATGGTAGTAAAAATGTAGTATCAAGCACAAATGTTCTTGGTTCAATACAACCTTACGCGGGTGATTACGGTATAAGTAAAAATCCAGAGTCATATGCTAGATACGGAAACAGAGCTTATTTCTCAGATAAAAATAGAGGTGTAATACTTAGGTTGTCCGGTAATGGTTTAACACCAATATCTAACTACGGTATGGATGACTACTTTAGAGATAAGCTAGCTACTGCTCAAAGAGTAATTGGTAGTTATGATGAAAACAAAGACGAGTACAACTTAACTATAACTAAACAAACAGATTCTAGTGATTACAACGAAACTACTTCGTTTAAAGAAGATGTTAATGGTTGGAATACAAGAAAAAGCTTTATAAAAGAAAACGGCTTATCATTAAACAACATATACTACACGTTTAAAAATGGTGAAATATGGTCGCATAATAATGAGACTAGAAATAACTTCTATGGCGTTCAATATAACTCGTCTGTTAAATTTATATTTAACGATGCACCTGGATCTGTAAAATCCTTTAAAACACTAAACTATGAAGGTACTCAGGCTAGGGTGTTTTTAGATAATCCAGACGCAAGTGGTAACCCAGACACAGACAACAAGTTTTACAATAGACTAGCTAAAAGCGGTTGGTGGGTTAGTTCAATAGAGTCTGACTTACAAAGCGGGCAAGTTAAAACATTTAAAAACAAAGAAGGCAAGTGGTTTTATAATATACTAGGAACTGAAACTACTGACTTAAATCTAGATACGAAAGAGTATTCAGTACAAGGTTTAGGGTATATAAGCGCAATAACAGGATCTGCTGGTAACCAAATAGAAATAATAGTACAATAAAATATGGCATTAATAAATTGCAGCATGGAAAAACGGACGGTTATAGTGACCTCCGGACAGAACAATGTAACTAGTGTTACGTTAGAAATAATACCTGACTCAGGCTATGTTGTGGCAGCTAGAGACTTTGTTGCTGGTGCTAACCCTAATACAGACGCAATAAACAGTATAACTTTATCAAATAGCGCTAGCTCAGGTGGTCCACAAAATGATGGATCTTACACTACTGGTAATAAAGTAATAGTTACAGTAGACTTTAAAAACGACTATGCTCCTACGGCAGACGTGGTGCTAGATATTGATCCCGCTGGAGAAGCAACTGCAGCACACTTAGTGCCAGTAAAACTTCAAGGTACATTTGCAATACCAGCCTCGCCGAGTAAAGTTACTTTTACGGCATCTAACATATTAGATTTTGCATCGTCTGGTTCTACTACAGATTTTTACGCATATGACAACCCCGGTGATTTAGTTACTATAATGGTCATGACTATAGCCGCAACAACTAATGATTTTATAGATGAAGACGCTACTATAGTTATAACTAACTCATCTGACTCTACCGCAGATCAAGACTACCAGATAGACAGAGTAAACACTTTCGATAGCTCTAACAGGTTAACACAAGTAGTGTACACCGTAAAAGCTGTTTTACCAAAAGTTAGTAGAAGCAATGATTTAATAACTTTTACAGGGGCTGGTGCGGATATTCCAGGTCTAGATAAAAAGATATACGGATACAGAATGAATACTGGCAATGCTGGCTTAGAAGGCATAAACAGGCGTTTAGAAATTTTTGGCGATATTGGTGCTCAATTTAGAATAAAAATGCAGAGAGGGACTTTATCTGGTTCTACCTATACTACCGACAGTACAGATGGTATATATGTTTTTGATAACTCTAAAACTACTATAGCTGATATTTTTCTACCTAGCACTTCCACTGTAACTTATCCATCTGAAATAAACTCTAGCGGAAACTACATAGCTTCAACAAATCCTTACACTTTAGATGCTACAGGTTTATTTTTTAAAAATATACTAATACCCGTTGATGTAGAAAACAAAGTGTATAGATTCACTATAACGCCAGAGACGGGCACTACTGTAGATGCTTCTGCTCCTGATATAAATACTACGCCTGATCCAGACGTAATAACTTTTGATATTACTAGAAATGGTGATGCATTTTTTTCAGCAACAAAAAACACTGCTAGAACTACAACTAACACTATAGAATACTTTGACCATTTAGATATTTCTAAAGGTAGCACAGAGCCAAGAGGTAAAAAGAATTCATCACCAACGCCTCCGTCAGATGAGTACGGATACGACATAGTAGTAACAGATACTGGCAGTCAAAACTTCCATTTGCCTAACCAAGCTAATAGCTTTGTTTTAAGCGATTTAAATTATACTAAAACTTTAAATTCAGGTAGAATAATAGACCCTAAGATTACGGCAGAACTAAGAGCAACAGCAGATGGTTTTAATGCGGGTGCAATACAAGCTACCGGATACAGTAGCCACACTCATGCTGAATCTCACGAAGCTGCGGTTGCTATAGTTTTGACTTTAGAACAAAGAGAAGCATTAACAAATAAAACTAGTTTTAACGCATCTAGCTTTAGAAGTTCGTTTACCGTCAGCGGAGCGTCTGAATTTTTTAAAATAAAGTTTTTTACAACAGATGCGATACCTGTGTATAAGAGTCAAACAATAGAAATATCATCTACGTTTTATGTTTCTGGTGATGTTGATAATGATGGTACGGTAAACCAACAGAACACTACAACTTTAGCTGCACCTGCTGTAGATAGAACAAAACTATACTTAACAGCTAGAGATCTAACTATACAAGATTTTGGTGCTGGTAATATAACTTTTAGGCATGATTTAGATACTTTTGCGTTTACATCCGCTCAAACCTCTGTTACAACTCTAGATATATCTTTTAACATAGCTGAGCTTGTAAGAAAATTTGTAAACTCTATATCTAGAGGAGTTGGTTATACTTCTGATATAGGATATTCAATATCTAGACAAGTACTTAACCTTTCAGGTGGTGGATACAGCAAGCAGAATATAACTACTGACACTTCCCATGTTAAGTACACTATAACTGGAGCTTTTTTAAACGCGCAAGATGGCTTACCTTTAAATTATAATACTAGCAACTACCAACTACTAGTGCTGCCTAGATCAAATGACTCTATATTTGACAATGTACAACTAAGCGTATCTGCGGCACCTTCATTGACACTAGATCAAGGGTCTACCGTAAATAGATCTTTAGGTTTGTCTACTTTTTCTATATTAATAGAATTCGACCAAGGCGACATTAGTAGCATGAGCGGTTCTCAGTCTTATGTTTTTAATGCTGACATAATACATAGGTTTAGTAACACCTATCAAAGTATAGGTGACGTAGAAGACTCACTAGGAAATTTAGCAGGATCACCAGGACTACAAACTTATTAATAATATGCCAAGTATAACATTTACATTAACTCATCCATTAAATCAAGCGATACAGCAAGGAACTACTGATGTAGCTTACTATGCTGATACCAGCACTTACACCTTTTCTGACTCTAGTACAGTAGACTATGCTGATACTTTTGTCAGATTAGGTGTTATAACAGCTGTAAACTACGCAGCAAAACAAATAACTTGTGACGTAGCTAGCAATACAGTATTACCTGCATCTAATGATTTTTTGTTTTTTAGTAAAGACAATAGAGCTAATATGACTAGTTTGCTAGGGTATTATGCAGAAGTAGAAGTTCAAAATAATTCCACAGAAAAAGCAGAAATATTTGCTATGGGATCTGAGATATTTGAAAGTAGTAAATAATGTGTAACTATATATATATTAAATTAAAATGAAAAATTCACCATTTAAAAAAGATTTAGAATTAGACAAAGGTATAATATTTGGCCAAGCAGGCAATATTTTAGGAGGAACTATGAGTATTGCTAGTGGCATAATAGGTAGTAAAGCTAGAAAACAAGAAGAGAGAGCTGCTCAACAGGAGTTTAATCAATACAAAGCTCAGCTAGAAGCTCGCGATACTTCAAATCCATATGCAGATATGGAAAACGTGTATGAAGATCTAACAGTTAATACGCAAGCTGCAGATTTTGCAGCGCAACAGCAAGCGCAAGGCCAAGCTAACTTAATGGATCAGTTTTCTGGAGCTGCTGGTGGTAGCGGTATAGCCGCACTAGCCCAAGCAATGGCAGGTCAACAAGCAGTAAACGCACAAAGATCAGCTGTAGACATAGGGCAGCAAGAAAGGTCTAATCAAATGGCTGAAAGAGGCATGGCTAGCCAGTTGCAGGCGCAAGAAAGAGAAGGAGAACTTATATCTAGAAGAATGCAGCAACAAAAAACTAATACATTGCTGGGTATGGCTCAAGGAAGACTAGGTGCAGCCAAGGCTGCTAGAGAGCAAGCTAAGCAAGCAATTATTGGAGGCGTAGGCCAACTAGCTGGTGGTGTTAGTAATATAGGTGCGCAGCACGCTGGTTACGACGCCGCTATAGAAGGTGTCAATCCAGGCACTTTTGGAGGAATAGAACAACCTTAATTTAAAGATATGACGGATAGACAGATAATACAAAACGCGCAAAACCAAGGACAGTACGGTAACTTTATCGACGTTGGAGCAGCATTTCACAAAGGGTATTTATCAGCCACAAGAGGCGGAACTATGCCAACATCTAATGTGATTGGTGCGGTAAAAAATAATTACGAGAATAAACTAAAATCTTACTTAAATAACTTGCCGGATAGCGTTGATCTTGCAGCAACTCCTGACGAATATAGAAGTCAAATACAAAGTTTCTTAACTAACAAGAAGCAAGAGTACGTAATTTTAGCAAACCAAATAGACGATCATGTAGTTGGCAGCGAAATGTATATGCACATGAAAGATCAGATGAATAATATAAGTGGATCTTTTAAAAATCTAGCTAACCAGATGAAGATATATGGCGAAAGTAAAGCTAAAATAATAGATGATATAGAAAATCAATCTACGTCTCTTTCTATGGAAAATCAAGCAAATGTAAATCTTTTAAGAGGTATATATAATGAAGAATACTCTATAAACATTGATGATTTCGGCAATGTTTCTTTTATGGGTGAAGATGGTTCAGTTGCTTTAAATGATCTTCCTGGTTATGAGTTAAAAGATTACAATACAGCAACAGCTTTAACAAACGCGGCTACCTCTGTTTATAAATCAGGACAGATTTTGAAAAAAGGTGGAATAATGTATAATGACACTAGAAATAAACTTAGAATAGCTGTGGACAAAGGAGGTAGAAATACACTAATGTCGCTATTGCATGACGGACTAGTAGGTGACACAAAGCTTATAGAAGATCCTTATATATCTAAAAATGTTCAAGACTACTATGACGGTAATTTAAGTTTTGAAAGCTTGAGAGATTTAGTTGTAGACAACTATATGGACGTACTAGTTGAAACTTCTAGAACTGGGTATAAGGTTAAGCAAACTAAAATTGCTCAAGCTAAAGGTAGAGGAGGAGCTGCGGGTGGCACTAGGCTTACAGAAGCCGCTAGAAAAGCTTTAGCTAACATGCAAAACTTAACTGCTGCTATAAATCAAAGTGGATTAAAAGTAGGGCAAGAATTAACTACTCAAGATTTGTCTTTATTAGATACATACATGCCTAGCGGTTACGATTTACGGCCGAATAAAGAAGATCCTACGAAATTTGATGTTTGGTCAGGCACTACATGGAAAGCAACCTTAGATCCAAGTAGCCAGCAATTTTTGGATAAACTTTTTAAAGCTGCAAATATACATCAAGCGTATTGGCCTTTGTTTTATAAACAACCTAGCGAAAACCAAAGTCAACCTGCAGATCAACCTGCAGATCAATCTGCTAGTCCTGCACCAAATGCAGCGCAGTCTACTGGTCAACCAGCTATGTTTGATGATGGTGGTGAGTTTGGAGGACAAGACTCACCTATTATAGAAAACGAAAGAGAGTCTAACGGCATGCAAGAGAAAGCGGAAGGTGTTAAGTACGGTTTTTCTACATCTGCTTTTAAATTATAGTATTTTAAATAAATAATGACAGATAATCCAGATAACAATAAAAATCCTAATAAAGAGCACAATCTAGGTGCTTTATATAGAGGCTTGTATCAAAATGGGCTGTATACTTCTAATTTTCAAGACTTTGTAAATAAGTTTAGCAATGAAGACAATAGAAAGCTATTGCACGAAGGCTTAGTTCAACAAGGCTTGTACACAGGTGACGTGGATGCTTTTAGCAATAAGTTTTTTGATCAACCTGTAGAATATTTTAAAGACTACAATCAATCTGGTAGATACATAGATCCAGAAATACAAGAATATAATGGAAAAAAAGTAGAAGGGTATTTTCAAAGTATTGCACAAGGTTGGACTAGTGGTAAGTATAGATCTGATGCTGTAGACGAGACAACAGAGCTATTTATGGGTGGTGGTGGATTAGACGAAAAAGAATACGACGAGTTTGTAAATGCGGTAATAAAATCAGATGCTACAGGAAATATTGAAGAGCTAAACAATTGGATGAAGTCTTTTCAAAAATATAGAGACAAAGGCAATAATGTTGCGATGTCTATGTTGATGGCTATAAATGAAGAAGGCGTAGATGGTTTCGCAGGAGTGGCAACTCAAAGTGTAAGAGGCACTGCTCCTTATTTTGGTAGCGAAGACGCCCAAAAAGCAGGTGCTTCTCTAGCTGTACCTGCAGGTGCTGCATCTTGGTACACTGGTATAGGAGGCGCAGCAATTACACTTGGAGCATATATGGCTGGGTCTAACGCTTTGTCAGAGACAATGATTAGGTTTCAAGATGGTATAAAAAAAGAGTTAGTTAAAAGAAACAAAGACTTTAACTCATCTTCTGTAAGAGAGCTTTTGTCTGATCAAGATTTCTATAGAAGTTTAAGAAATAGATCTTTAGCAGCAGGAACGTCAATAGGTATTATAGAGGGTACATTTTCTGCGCTAGGAGGCACAGCGGTTAGTAAGACAGCAAAGGCTGTAAACACTGCTTTTAAAAATACAAATAGAATTTTAGCAAAAACTGCAGTTGGTGTATCAACTGGACTTGTAGGCGGTTCTATTGAGGCAGGCGGTGGTGGTCTTGGAGAATTTGTAGCAGGTAAAATAACGGGTGAAGACGTTACAGAATTAGATATAATAACAGAAGCATTTGCTGGACTTGGCGGTGCACCTGCTCAGATAGCTGCTAGCTCTACTAGTATTTTGACGCAAGGCAAATATAAGATAAATGGAAAAGAAGTAAGCTCAGCTCAAATGAAAGACGTAGTTAACTCTGCCACAGAAGAGCAATTAGCTGGCATGGAGATAGAAGTACAGAACGACAAAGGCTTTTCTGATTACATGTTGAGTAAAAGGGATGATGTAGCGTTAAAAAATGAAATAAATGCTAGAATAACAGATAAAAATGATAGACAGCAAGTATTCAACTTAGAGAAACAAAGAAAAAGATTTGAAAAAGGAAAAACTCAATTTGCTAAAAGTCAATTAGCTGCTATAGATGCTGAGATAAAAGAAATATCTGATAAATACTCTACAAAAGGAAGATTAAGTAGCGAGGCCAAAAGAATAAAAGCTAGACAAGAAAAAATAAATAGAGCTATAGAGCAAAGAAATATATCAGCTACAGAAAGATTTGCTAAAGAAGAAGGCGGAAAAGTAGGATTAAAAACTAAATCGTTTGATACTACAAAAGATTTTACAAAATCAATTATTAAAGATAATATTTCATTAAATAAAGAGCAGCAATCAAAAATAAATCAAATAGGCGGTTTCGTATACAATGGGACAATATACATAAATAAAGAAGTTGCTGCTAAAACTGGAAACATAAATGTTGGTGCTCACGAAGTTTTACATCCTATACTAAACACTAGAATAGGTAGCGTAGCAGATCAAGCAAAACTAGTAGATCAATTTAAAAACCAACTAACAACTCGCCAAATAAAACAAATGGATTTAGAGTTGATGAAAAGATACGGTAGAACAGACATAGCAACTGAGTATCTAACTGTATTCTCTGATTCTGTAAGAACTGGTAAAATAAAACTTAACGATAGTATATATCAAAAAATCGGTAATATAATAGTAAACATATTAAAGCCACTTGGTTTTGCTAAAATAGGTTTTGAAGATGGTAAGAGCGTATATAATTTTATGCGTGAATATAATAAAAGCATAGAAAAAGGAGCTTTGACAGAGAGAGCTATTTCTGCTATAGGTGAAATTGATCCAGAAGACTCTAATCTTGTTCAGCTTTCTCTATCACCTGAAAAATCATTAGAAGTAAATAAAGCTTATGAAGAGCAAGGATTAGCAGCATCTTTTGATATACTAGAAGAATTAAAACCTACCGCAGAAGCTTTAGCTAAGAGATACAGCAAAAGACCTAACTACGATCAATTGAAAGATATTTTAGTTGATGAAATACTTACGGGTAAAAGAGGTATGCTAGAAGTAATGATAGATTACGATAAAAAAGTTAAAGAAGGTAGACAAATGGGTGAACTTTCTGGCTACTTAAACAACAGCTTCTCTACTAAAAAAGGTTTTAAAAAATATATAGAAATAGCAGATAGAATTTTAGGTAAGGGTGAAGAAAGTCAATTTATGACTAGAATAGATGATCCTGAAGTCGCTCAACAATTACAAGCAGAGCCAGATGTAGAAACAACTAGAAAGCCACAACCTAAAAAGCTAGATCCTAGAGACATGCTTAAAACTCCGGGAGCTAAGCAGGCGTATAACGATGCTATAAATATAGATAATTTAACTTTAGAAAACATAAGCTTCAAAAAGCTTAAAGGCCAAGCTACAGAAATAACAGCTGAAGAGTTTGGTATACCAGTTAACAAAGTTAAAAACCCAGCAGCTAATCTAGGTAAAAAAGATTTAATAAATACTTCAAAAGCTATATTTGACAGAATAAATGATATTAAAAAATTACTACCAAAAGGAGCTGTATTAGAAGCTGCAACAGAAGCTTTAATAGGTACATCGACAGGTATACCTAAGTCTTTACTAGATGTTTTCTACACTAAGCAAAACAGAGTAACTAAAGGTGCTGGCATATATCCACACACGTTAAACAAGTTGACTAACTCTGATATGCTTCAAGCTTTAGGTATAGATGACGAAGGAGCTCCTATAAAAGGATTGTCAGGAAGATCCAAAGAAGCTCAAAGACAAAAGTCTTTAATAGCTCTTATAGACAAGATAATATCTAATACAGCTGTAAGAGAAAAATTAAAACAAGCAAATATATCAGAAAATATAATACAGGACGTAAGAGCTGGAACTTCAGATGTTCAACTCAGCGTTATGGATAAATCTATAGCAGATGAATTTGGTCAAGGTAATTCGTATATACTGCCTGATAGTCCAGAAGCAGTAGACAACTACGTAAATTATATAGCTAACAAAATAATACCTGCTTTTGCAAAGCATCCAGGTCTACTAAGTGCTGGTGAGTTTGTTAATGGTTTAAAAATAAAAGATTCTTCTTTAAGAGCATACTTGAGAGCAAAATTAAAAGACTTAGATTTTGTTAGAGGTAAATACCCTAAAAGAGATTTTGCTAGTTACGTAGGCAAAACAACAAAAGATATAAACAAAAATAAGTCTAAAATAAAAGAATATAATAGGCAAGCAGGTGTAAACTTTAAAGCTTTTTGGGAAAGCATAAACGATTTATTAACTGAAGATCCTACAACTCTTGGGCCAGTATTAGTGTTCTTAAAAAATTCAGTGAACTCTAAATCACACCCACATAGAGGTGGTGCCCAGTTTGTTAGTTATGATACTAAAAATACTGGTAAAGTTTACTTAGAGCACGCGCTTCAAAATGTTGCTGCGTACAGAACGTTAATAAGATCAATAATGGATCCTAAGCAAGACTTTTCTAAAACTTTCAATGCTTTAGAGAAAAATTATAAATTAATAGGTCTTAGTTATAAAGATAATTTAAAGCTAGATAAAGCTGGTTTAAAAAACGAAATGTCTTTAGATGGAAAGTGGAATATTTTTGATAACGATTGGTGGGAAAGGTACTTCAATGACGCTGTGTTTGAACAAGGAGGTATAAACACAGAAGATTTACTATGGTTGCCAACAAATAAAACTTTCTTACAAGAATTTAATATAAACTCTCAGGGTGTTAGTACTTCTGAACAACTACAGCTTTCTATAGCAGAGACTGAAGAAAATGCTTTAATGGCTAAAGCCATAAGAACAGCTAGGTTAAAAAATAAACCTAAAAAAGGTATAAGTGTTTATGACTTTGATGACACACTAGCTTTTAGTAAAAGCCAAATCATAGTTAAAAAAGATGGTAAAACATTTAAAATAAATGCAGCGCAGTTTGCTAAGCAAGGTGAAACACTATTAGCCGAAGGAGCTGAGTTTGATTTTAGTGAATTTAACAAAGTGGTAAAAGGTCAGCCCGGACCTCTAATCCCAAGAATACAAAAAGCAATAGACAAATTTGGTAACAAAAATATATTTATTCTAACTGCTAGACCAGTCGCTTCGGAAAGTGCTATACACGCGTTCATGAAAGGTTTGGGTATAGATATTCCACGAGCCAATATTACAGGGTTGGCTAATAGTACAGCTAAAGCTAAGGCTGACTGGATGGTTGATAAGGTTGCTGAAGGGTATAACGACTTTTATTTTGTTGATGATGCTATTAAAAATGTTCAAGCGGTTAAAAATGTTTTAGAAACTTTTGACATAAACAGCAAAGTTCAGCAAGCTATAGTTCAAACTAGCTTAAGCGCAGAGTTTAATCAGATAATAGATCAAACAAAAAGTGTTGGTGCTGAAAAAGTATTTTCTGATGCCGCTGCTAAGTCTAGAGGTAGATCACAAGATAAGTTTAAATTCTTTTTACCTCCATCTGCAGAAGATTTTGAAGGTTTAATTTATAGCTTTTTAGGAAAAGGAAAGCAAGGAGAAAAGCAACTTAAGTTCTTCCAAGATAATTTAATAAGACCATTTTTTACAGCTATAGGAGAAATAAATTCCGCTAAACAAGTATATGCGAATAATTATAGAGAATTAAACAAGCATTATAAAGATGTGTCTAAAATGCTTTCTAAAAAGACTGATTATAATAATTTTTCTTTTGATGCAGCTATTAGGGTTTATCTTTGGGACAAACTAGGATACAAGATACCTGGCATATCTAAAACCGATCAATCTAGGCTTTCTAATATAGTAGAAAAAGATGCTAATTTAAAAGGGTATGCTGAGATATTAAATAGAGTTACTGGTAGTAATTTTCCAACTCCTTCCGAAAGTTGGGTTGTTGGATCTATAGCTTCAGATATAAATGATATAACTAACAATGTTGGTAGAAAAGAATATCTAAGTAAGTTTATAGAAAATAAAAATGAGATATTTAGTAAAGATAATTTAAATAAAATAGAGGCAGTATACGGAGGTAATTTTAGAGAAGCTCTTGAAGACATATTGTTCAGAATGGAGAACGGCACAAATAGAACAACCGGTAACAATAAAATAGTAAACAGTTTCATGAATTGGGTTAATAATTCAGTTGGTTCTATAATGTTCTTAAACTTTAGATCTGCCGCTTTACAAACAATATCTTTGTTTAACTTCATAAACTGGAACGATAACAATCCTTTTAAATTTGGAAAAGCTATATTAAATACTAAGCAGTATTCTAAAGATTTTGCATTTATTTTTAATTCAGATATGTTGAAGCAGAGAAGAAGAGGTCTTCAGACCGATGTCAACTCAGCAGAGATAGCAAAAGCCATGGACTCGTCGACTGATAAACCTAAAGCTATATTAAACTATGTATTATCTAAAGGTTTTGCTCCTACGCAAGCTGCTGATAGCTTTGCTATAGCTGCAGGTGGTGCTGCTTTTTATAGAAATAGAATAAACACCTATATTAAACAAGGTTTTAGTATTAAAGAAGCAGAAGCGAAAGCATTTAAAGACTTTGCAGAAACTTCAGAAAAATCTCAACAATCTTCTAATCCCGCCATGGTAAGTATGCAGCAAGCTGGACCATTAGGTAGGTTGATATTGGCTTTCCAAAATACACCAATGCAATATACTCGATTAATCAAAAAATCGTTTTTAGATTTAAAAAATAACAGAGGTGATTGGAAGTCTAATGTTTCTAAAATAATTTACTATGGTGTGGCTCAAAATATATTATTCTCTACGCTTCAAAATGCATTGTTCGGCATAATGTTTGACGATGAAGAAGAAATAGATTTTGATAAAAAGAAGTCAAGAGCTATAAACAGTTCTATAGACACTATACTTAGAGGATCTGGTATATATGGAGCTGCGGTAGCAACTATCAAAAACATGATAATGAGATTTATGTATGAGTCTGGCAAAGATTCAAATCCAGACTATACATATGTATTACTAGAAGGTTTAAATCTATCTCCACCTATAGGAAGTAAAGCTAGAAAATTATATTCTGCAACTCAGTCTTATAAGTTTGATAGAGATTTAATGTCAGAAAAAGGATTTAAATTAGACAATCCAGCTTACTTGGCTGGTGGCAACGTTGTCTCTGCTACAACAAATATCCCTTTAGATAGAGCTTTTACAATAATGAACAATGTTAGAGAAGCTGCAAACAGTGAAAACCAAGCTTGGCAAAGAACAGCTATGGCGTTAGGTTGGAACACTTGGGATGTAGGTGTTGATCCTTACAAAAGCGATAAGCCAAAAAGAAAGAAAGCAAAAAGAGATACACCTAAAAGAGAAACACCTAAAAGATAGATAAAACAAGTGATCTTACTAAGTATACACCTTATTTAAAAAAATGACAAAAATTATCGCCATCCTTTTATTATTATTCTCTATGATACTTCTAGCTTCTTGCAAAAGAAAACCTTATGACTTAAAACCTTACAGTATAAGTAGGAATATAGATTCAGCGTACTTAGATACGCTTTATAACGATACATTATGAGAGATATAAATAAAATAATAATACATTGCTCTGCAACTAGAGAAGGCCAAGCATTTAGTGTTGATACCATAAAGCAGTGGCATTTAGCAAGAGGGTGGTCTGATGTAGGCTATCATTATGTTGTCCACTTAGATGGTAGTATATCTTATGGCAGAGACATAAACAAACGAGGCGCTCATTGTAAAAATCACAATACAGGTTCAATAGGTATATGCTATATCGGAGGCGTTGAGACAGATGGCAAGACACCTAAAGACACTAGAACACCTGAGCAAAAAGAAAGTTTATTAGAATTAATTAAAGTATTAAAAAAGTTAAACTCTAGCGCTGTAGTTCATGGCCATAGGGACTTTGCTGCAAAAGCATGCCCTAGCTTCGATGCTACAACTGAATATAAAGACATATGAGATTTCAAGGATCAACTGGATATAAGCAATCAAATAACCCATTTACAAGCTCTTGCGGATGTATAGGCAAATGTAATTGTGGAGACAACTGTAGTTGTGGTATGTGCGCTAAGTGTTCACCATTAAAAAAAGCTGATCCACGAAGAACTATAGGTAGAGGTAAAAACTTTAACAAAGCTAATCCTACTGGAACAGGTGCTGCTGCAGGTGGTGGTATGACTCAGAAAGGAGTAGATGAATACAAAAGAAATAATCCTGGCAGTAAGCTGAAAACAGCTGTAACTACTAAGCCAAGTAAATTAAAAAAAGGTAGCAAAGCTGCTAAAAGAAGAGAAGCCTTCTGCGCAAGATCAAAAGGCTGGAAGTCTGAAAGAGGCTTGGCTGCTAGACGCAGATGGAACTGTAAATAATAAAACTATGAACATTTATCAGAAATTAAAAGAAAGCGGTTACAACACAGATGGACTAGCATCACCGTTAAAAATCGATCCACCTAAGAAAACCGCTAAGAAAGGAAAGTTTGAAGAAATACCTTCACGTAGAGACTCTGCTGTAGTTGGTCGTGCTTACCAAGTAGAAAGGGAAGACTCATATGGCGACAGCTATGCAGGAAGAAAATTTGCTAAAGAAAGAAAAAGTGATCCTTACGCATATCCTAAGTCTGAGTATAAGTCTACTTCTAAAAAGTGGCCAAAGCTAGATAAATATATGAGCACCTTTGACAACAGAAGCGCTTTTATAGAAAAACATGGAGGAACGAAGCTATCTCCTAAGCCTCAATACGATAGACCAGCTGGCCCTAGAAAGAGACCTACAAAAAAATACTACGACGGCTCAAAAACTTATCCTAGAGAAAGTAAAGATTTATATACTGGTCCAACGAAAGTAGATGCAATCACTACAGGGCTTAGAACTTCTAAAACAGACTCAATTAAAGATATTAAAAGGATTAAAAAATCTAAGTCTCCTTTAAAAGCTATAAGTCCAGCTTGTAAAACGGCGGCTAAAAAGAAATTTGATGTATGGCCAAGCGCTTACGCCTCCGGGTGGGGTGTGAGATGTACAAAAGCTGGTGGACCTGGTAAAATGGGTGGAAAGAAGAGTTAATGCCATGAATGAAATTACACAAATAATAATTACTGTAATAACAGTATTAGGATCAGCATCGATATGGAAGTTTCTAGAAGCTAGATTAAAAGCTAAATACGAAACAAAGAAGATAAGACTACAAAATAACGACGGCGTGCAATATAGAGACGATTTGAAGAATAGAGTAAAAAACCTAGAGTCATTACTCGCTGGAAACGCGAAGGAAAAAGAAGAGTTGAGAGAGACAGTTCTTGAACTAACGGAAGAAGTTTCTGCGCTACGTATTAAAGTTGAGTTTCTTGAAAAAGAAAATAAAAGACTTAAATCTAAGGTATGAATAGAAGAGTAAACTGGTTTATAGATATGAAACATAACTCACCTTTAAAAAAACAAAAAGGTGGAGGTACTACTAAAACTTGTTTACCAGCTTCTAAAATAAAAAGCATGAGCTCAGCAGAGAGACAAAAGCTAGTTAACGCTAAAAAATCTGCAGGGGCAAAAGGAAAATATAGAAGATCATCTAAAACAAACGTAAGAGGTGCTCGTAGGAAAGGAGCTACACTTAGGGATTGGTTTGAAAAAGAAGACTGGAGAAGAGTAGATGATCCAAGTAAGAAATGCGGAGAATAAATGTCTGAAGTAAATAATTTTTTAGCAAAAAATTGGTCAATAGTAGTTTGGCTAGTCGCTGCTGTATTCGCAGCAGGTAGTATATATGCAGAGTTTACTACTATAAAATCTGATCTAGTATCTGTCAGAGGTAGGTTAGATAAAAAAATAACTGTGATAGACGGTTTAGAAAAAAGAATAATCAACTTAGAAAAAGAAGTTGAATATGAAAAAGGATATTTACAAGGAAAAAAAGAGGGTAACTAAAAGCTACCCTCTTTTCTTTTTTAGCCATCGCAAGCCATGCAGTCTTCACTTAGCGCTTTCTGAGCTATATCACCACGCAGCACAGATTCAGTGCGCATGTAGTATAATGTTTTAATTCCACGTTTCCAAGCTTCCATATGGACTTTATTAATCCATTTTGGTGTAGCTTCTTTTGGAAAAGCTAAATTCAAACTAACACCTTGATCTATAAACTGCTGTCTTATTCCAGCTTGTTTTACTAGTTCTAGTTGGTTTATCTCTTTAAATGTTTTATAAACATCTTTTTCTTCGTCTGTTAAGAAATCTAAGTCTTGTACAGAACCTCCATCTTCTAGTATCTTATTCCAAACATCTTTATTATTCTTACCTTTTTTACGTAACAACTTTTCTAATGTTGGATTCTTTCTAATGAAAGTACCTTTGGCAGACTGCTCTGTAAATACATTAGCAGCCCAAGGCTCAATACCAGGTGATACATTGCCTGATAACTTAGAGTTACTGACTGTTGGTGCTACAGCACGTAGGTGCGTATTACGCAAACCAGTACCGGCACACCAAAGTGGTTCACCATAAAGCTCAGCTAAATCCATACTAGCTCTTGTAGATTCAACCATCATAGTTGAGAATATTCTACGAGTTTCAAACTGTGCAGGCAGGCTTTCAAATGGTATATTGTTTTCTTGTAAATAAGTATGCCAACCTAAAACGCCTAATCCTAATGCTCTACCTTTCTCAGCAGATCTAACTGCATTTTCAAAACCGATCTTACCTTTTGCTTTCTGTATAAACTCTTCAAGTACTCCGTCTAGAAACCATATAGCATCGTATACTATATTGGTATCTTTCCATTCGTTATACTTAGCTAAGTTTAAAGAAGACAAGCAGCACACAAAGCTATGTGACTCATCTGTATGTAACGTAATCTCGCTACATATATTAGTCATATGAACTTTTAATCCGTTTTCTTTATATGCTTCTGGATTTGCTTTGTTTGTATTTCCTTTAAAGAGGATATACGGCTCGCCAGTTGCTTTTCGTTTTCTAATAAGTTTACTCCACTTAGTTCTAGCTTCTGGATCTCCGAGTTCAAGCTTTCGCATAAACTTGTCACCAACAACTGCGCATTGATGTAAGTTAAGGCTTTGTCTGTTAACATCCCCTTTAGGTTCTCGTATCTCAAGCCACTCTTCAAAATCTGCGTGGTCAATGTTAATGTTGACTGAAGCAGCTCCTCTTCGAACTGCTCCTTGGTTTGTAGCAAGGATTGTAGAATCATAGATCTTGCAGAAAGGGACAACTCCGTCTGATGTTCCATTTTGTTTTATTTTACTTCCGGCAGGTCTAATCATATTAACTCCGATACCAACTCCGCCGCCGTGTTTCGCGAGTAGCATCATCTCTAAATTTTTATTTCCTATATCATATATACTGTCGCCAACATCAATGCCAAAACAACTGATCGGTAGACCACGTTCTGTGCCCGTGTTAGACAACACTGGAGACGCTAGACAAAGCCAACCCTTCCATATATACTCATAAAATGTTTCGGTGAGTTCTGGACGTCCTAAACGCATTCCAACAGTCTTACAAACTCTCATGTAAGCATCAGCTGGGCTTTCACCAGGTAGCAAGTACTGGCCACCTATTGTTTTCTTATATACTTCGTTATCACCCCAATCAGGGTAATCAACGCCTTTTTTCCATTCTTTATTCCACATAATTAATTACCATATATCTTCAAAATCTTCACCTTCATTAGCTTTAGAATAATCCGTAGGTCTCATAGCAAAAAAGTCTGTATGAGTGACACCACCTGTTAAGTGGTAGAACCAATCAAGGTTGTCTGCAGCTTCTTGCGAATAAGTAAATGTTGGATCGTAACCTAGTTCTTGTAGTTTTTCGTTAGCTCTTTTTCTAACAAACTGCTTTAAGTCTTCAGACTTTAGGTTTTCTATATCACCCATCTCAAACATTTTATCTATATATTTCTCTTCAAGCTCAACCATTGTTTCCGCTGCCTTATGTATATCATCTTGGCACTCATCTCTAAGAGTAGGTATTTCATCGCACATGTGATTAAATAACTTACAACCCATACGTGAATGTAAGCTTTCGTCTCTTACAGACCATTTCATTTGCTGGCCAATACCTTTTAGTAGGTTGCGAAGCTGAAAGCTGTATAGCACTGCAAAAGCAGAGTACAACGAAACGCCTTCTGCAAATGCACTGAATATAGCTAGCGACTTACCAATACCTACAGGATCATTACCATCGTATGCTACTAAGTTTTCAAATCGTTCAGCTGTTGCTGGCTCGTGTAAAAATGCTTCAAAGTCTTCAAGCCCTAGAGTTTCATTAAGGTAACTATAAGCTACAGCGTGTATTGTTTCTTGCGATCCAAACATCATAGCCATTTGCTGTATTTCATGCTTAGGAAACCAACCAACAACTTTTTGCGTCCAATAGTCAGACACAGCACATTCAGTCTGAGCAAAACCCAGCAGGATATTTCCCACTAGGTTTTTCTCTTTATCAGTTAGTTTTTCGTTCCAGTCTTTTACATCACCCGACATAGGTATTTCTGTATGTAACCAAAACGCTTGAGCTTGTTTCAACCAACCCTCAGTATAATACTCAGGGTACTCAAATGGTTTGTATGCAATTCTTTCTTTAAATAAACTCATCTACCTTGTCCTCTGTATTTTTTTATATAATGTTTACTGTTTTTACTTCTTGATGTTTTAGTTTTTGCGTGAACACCAGGTCTTTTTGTTTTTGTTTTCTTTAAATAAGAAGATACTACTAATCTAGCCATTTTCTTCGTCTTCTTCTATATTGTGATATACTTCTAAAGCTAGATCGATAAAAGGTACGTAAGCTACGTGCGTTGTTTTATCTTCTGATTCGTAAGATCTAAATCCTACTAATATTCCAGGGTATAACCCTATACTTAAACTCCAATTTTTCATATGTTATATTTTTTACATTGTTCTATTAATTCATTCCATTTTATATAGCCGTGCGTATCCCACTTCCATTTTATCCATCGATCAAGTTGACGCTCGGCATATTTCTCTCTAGCTAGCTGTTTTTGCTGCTCAGTATTAAGTTTATTGTTTCGTCGCATTCTTTTTGATTCTGAGGTTTATACAAAGTACAAGGTCCTATCTTGCTGCTTGCTATTAAACTCTTAAACATTTTCCATCTAAGTGGAAAAGATTCATTTGCTCTACCTTTGCATTCTATTATAAAGCCTTTACCTATAAAATCTGGAGTATACTTAATATTTAAAACCTTTTTATTGCCTCTGTTTTTATATTCTCCTTTTCCATTGCCACATCTTTCGTAGCACTCAAAAGGAAAATTAAAAGCTTCAACAAGTTCAAATGTTTCTCCTTCATATAAGGCATGTATGTTAGCTTCTTTTAAAGCTTTGTACATATACTTTTCTAAACCAGATGCAAAGGTTATCCCGTCATAACTAGTCTTTTTAGCTCTGACAGGACCTTTACTTTTTCTTTTATAAGACTTCTTCATTTTTATCTTCAGTAAGTCTTGCTAGCATTGCATCTTCGATCTCGTCTCGTAGACAATGCCTTGCTGACTCTAAGTACAATATTGCATCCATTAATTCTTCCTGTACATCAACAATAAATGCACCAAGATCTTTTTCTCTGTTTACAACCTCTTGCATCATAGACTGCCCATATTTTTTCATACCGAACTCGCTACGTTCGTCGATCTTTTTAATTATTTTCTGTACAATAGGGTCTTCAGTTTTTATTCTATAATCTTTCATATTAGTTGTCTTTTACAAATGTTCCGTTAATCATTTTACCTGTTCGTTTACTTATCACGTTGTATGCTGACTTAATGCATGACTCGATAGTAACTCCTCTTTGATGTGCCAAATTAGTTAATACTACAACCATATCGCCAATAGCATCTACAACTTCTGGTTGATCGTTGTTTAGCAATGCTTTACCAAGCTCACCAAACTCCTCAGCAAGTTTTATATACTGCGTTTTCGTATCGCCTTTATCGTATATACCTTTATCTTGAGCCCATTGTCTTATTAACCCAAAGTAGTATTTGTCTTTATCGGGCTCTTGTACTATGTAAGTACCATTGCTTGAACTAGGAATCCATCCTGACTTAGGATCTTTATTTTGAAACATATTCCAATATGCCTTGTTATATATGTAACATCTCTCGGTATTGAACATGGATGTTTTTGCATTATCTACTATCCATGGTATTGTTTGTTCGTTTATTTTAAACTGGCCAAACTCCGTCTGCCATTTCTTACCTATGTTGTCCATGAGCCTGCCTTTTAGTTTATTAACAGGACATGGGAATGTCGAGGTTTGTTCTGTTGCGTTTATTTTCATTTTATTAAATAAGTTTTTATAAGGTTGCAAGTCTTTACGATAGCCATAAGACTGTTGAAGTTCTAACTCCAAGTCTGATATATAATCTATATCTTCTGACTGGTCTAGAACTTCGTACTCTCCCTCCTTGTAGCCTTGCACAAGGGTAACTCTGGTATCAAGATCACGTGTTACACCGATCTTTTTACCAGGAATGTGATATAAATAGTACATTAAATTTTATCGTTATATAAATGTAGGTTATGTGCATGATGATAATACCAACCTACTGGTATGTTTAATTTTTCTGCAATCATTTTTTGTAACATGCTAAATTGGTATTGGTCATTGCAGAAACCATACCATAAGTCGTTAGATCGCATATATACAGACATATTGAGC